TAGTGTGAAATTTATAACCTCTTCGAACAAATTCACTTCCAAGAAATCCATCACCTAAAATTAAAACATTGTTATTCTCCATCTGTAAAACCTCCATTAAAAAAATCTGACACGTTTTGTTTTATTATTACATTATTAATTGTTTGATGTTCAATTGCACTTTGTGCAAGTATATTATCAACTGCTGCAGCATCAATACCTGATGGTGTATGATATAATTTTAATGGTTTACCATCGTATGTAAATCCAAGCACAACAAAACTACGAAGCCATTCACCTATTTGATGTTCTAGAGTAATAGCTATTTTATCAATAGATGATGTAGGTATTTCATCAATATCATTCGTTGGTATCATTTTAAGAAAATATTCAATCTCTCTTTTTAGTTTACTATCAATTTTTGGTTGAGATTTACGTTTTTTCTTTGAATTTGTACCTGAAAGTGGTTCTGAATTAGTAGTCGACATGTTGTTCTTTAAAAAATTTATTTGTTTTTGGATCTGTACTTACACCAGCATCTACCAATGTTTTGATAATAACTTCAGCTGAACTAGTTTTTAAAAACATATGTTCTGGAAATCGCTGACCTCCATCATCCAGATAATAGCAAATACCTTCTATCATTTCTTTATTATTATAACAAGTAATAAAAACAGAAGCATTACCAGGATCAACTAAGATAGTCCATTTTCTAGAATCACCATCAGCATAACAATTAAAACATTTCCACACAACAAAACCAGCATCACGAAGACGCTTAATTAAATAACCAGGTGTTTGAATTTTATTACCCATATAAATTACACTAATGCAGCTATTGAAAAATAACCAATACAATCATCAATTTTAGAAATTGACACAATACAATTATATTTAGTGTGTAGTTTCCATTGTATATTGGAACATTTTAATGAATTTAATAATCGAATATTTTCTATATTAAATTTCATTTCAGTGAAATTAATAGCAGTATTTCCTGTATCACATAATTCAATTGTCATCGAATCAATGTTTGCAAGTTTCTTATCTGTTAATTCACACATAATTTTACCACCAATACCGCTTATATATACAAATTCATTTGTACCTAAAATAGAATTAGATTTCACCAATCGATCAATATCATCTCCAGATACATTAAATGTGTATTCTCCTTGGAACTGTTTTAACATATCTTTATTGATCTTTTTAACTCTAATAATACCATCTTCATACAAATGATATTTGAATGATAATACGGGTGTATTGTATATAATGCTATTATTTGTTATTTCTAATTCGAATTGCTCTTGCGGTATATACCCTAACAATTTAATCAATTTTTTAATATCTGGTATATTGATTGTAGTATCTTTATCAGCAACAATATTACAATATTCACCATACATAATTACCTGTTCTGATTCTGTAGATACGAAAACATCTAAAATATTAGATGATGAACAATGGATAACGCATTGATCATACAAACTACTAACAGATATTAAAAATTTTAGAAATGTGGTTTTATTATTGATGGTAAGTATCATTGTATATTATTGTGACCTCTTAACTTTTTTAGTAGTAGTACGCTCATCAAATTTCACCATCAATTTATATATTCTATTCAAAACCGATTCAATACCTTCTAATGTATTAATTATTTGCTTTGATTCTGACGGTGTTAAATCTAACTCGAGTTGTTGTGAATCTGATGATGCTGATTGAACAATAGGTGGTGGGGGTGTCGGTTGGGGTGTGGATATTGATGCTGTAGCTGGTTGTACAATATTTGATTGTGTAGGTGTAGGTGTAGGTATACGATATTTTTTAGATTTTAATTCATTAAAATCATTCATCAACCCACGTGTATTTTCACTTAACGTTGAATCCATCCCACCAGGCACAGCACTCGGATCAATATTTTTACAAATAGCTACTGATTCGTTTGCTACTTGACCAATTAAACCAGCCAGAAGACGTGCATCATCCACGTCTTCTGGTAACTTATTTGGATCTTCAACCTGAATAATATTTCTTAATATAGCCATAATATTATTACAGATCTGCGATAAGTTTGTCCAAATCTTCATCTGTTGATATACTAGTTGCTTCAGTTACAGTAACTGATGTATTAATAGCTTTTTCAACTTCTTGATTAGATGGTTCTGTAATTGTGGTTGTTGTGTGTGATGATTCTACTTTAGGTGATTCTGAAGAAGATACATTATTTGTAACATAATAATGTTCATCAAGCATTTTCTGCAGAGCACCATATGTTTTGATTTTGAATATTTCTTTAAGTTTAAATGCTTTACCATATAGTTCTGCTATTTTATCTTCATCATCACCAATACCTGGAAGAGCTGTAGCACGACGAGCAAACGATGAATTTGAATAATTCGGAAATTCTTGCTGTTTTTCACAACGAACAATAAAATCATAACCATTCGATGACAAATCAAAAATTGATTTACCAAGTTCATCTGCTAAATCACCTTGTAATGCTTGCTGGATGATCTTATCTATCTGTTTACCATATCTAAAGATTTTAACAGTGCCATTATTTTCCGGATGAGACGGATCATCAACAACATAAACATTTACCATCCATTGCTCTCTACGACGAATACCTGATGTATTAAGTTTGTTTTGAAAACCTTTTCTCCATACTTCAGAAATAGGACAAGGTTCACCGACAGTACTTGGAGAGATAGCTGATACGTAATTATCAGTAGCTTTGCTAGTCCAACCAAATTCAATATAATGAAAGAATGTTTCTGACGGATCATTTACATATGGCATCAGTCGAAGTTTATATGTTTTACCAATTTCAAATTTTAGAATATTTGAATAATCAACAGACTGCTTATCACCTTTATCAAAACTGCCTTGAATTGCAGCAAACATTGTATCTAAATTAAATTTATCATTCATATGTGCAATTATATATTTTAACTTTGTTTAGTTCAACCAATCTTTCATATCAATAGGTAAAATAGCTTCAATCGGTTTGTTTAATTGTTTTAATGATGTTTTAATTTGCATCACTACATTTTCAGGATAATTATCCATTTCCTGTTTAAATCGCTCTATACCTAATGAACAGTAAAATGATGGTAACATTTGAGTAATAGCTTTCTCTGAAATAAATCCATGAGGATATGTTTGAGTGTAGTCAGCTGAAATATTAAACCAATGTTTAATTGTATCACTTGATAATTGTACAAAGTACGGTATTCGTATCACCTTATAACCTTGTTGTAATGCATATGCGTCTTTTTCTTTATCCTTTAAAATGGTCGGTGGTTGAGTGTAATGTTGAATACCGTCAAATTCGATAATTATTTTTTCAACATCATTGCGATAATCTGGTCTACCTGGTCCAAATTTTTTATTGTGAATCCAGCCACCACCAATTAACGGTAATAATTGTGTTTCAATAACTGCTTCTGTTAGATATTCCATATTTTAAATATCATATATTTTAACTAAAAATCTTCTTGAATTTCTCCAAGAAGATTTAAAGTCACTTTAGACATAGTGTCAATACTGACTACTCTATCCGAGCATCATGCAAGGAGGATCTATATCACCGTATCCAGAAGAAGCACCTTCCATTAATTTCTTTTCAAGTTCTTCCTTTTCTTTCATACCTTCATTCTTAATAGTATCATATTGAAGACTTGTACCACCGAACATCTGAACATTTGTATATTTACCTCTTACATTTGCTAGTGATATTTTACATAATGCTAATGAATAATCATATACCCAACGTTCTTTTATAATGTCTCTTAACGGTCTCTCAACCCAACATTTAATAACAGCCCAATATGTTGAGTTCTTAGGTTCTGGTATGAGTCTGAGATATTGAGTTCTTTTATCAAATGTGTAATTTATTCGCTGTGAAAGTACTTTTTCACGTACATCTAACCAATTTTTCAGCGTGTACCAGCTAACCAAGTCAAATCCGTAATTGCCCATCGCATATGAAAAATATGTTTGCTGGGCCATTGTCTGCTCTATTGTGAACAACGTATTGATACCGGTAGTACTTCCCTGTTCGATACCAGTTACATTGACGACTTTTCTATAATCCATCAAATCATAATCAAACGATGGATTATAATTCTCAATTTCCATTGTATTAGATGCATTAAACTGATTTCGTCTCGATTTAATAAACCAATCTTCAACACCATTCAACTCATCAGCATTCTTCAACAACTCACCATACACTGTTTCATTTATAACCTGACCAACATACAAATCTTCATCAATTACACCTGACAATGTAGGAATATTAACAAATAAAGAAGAAGGTACATCAACAGTGCTAACATATACATATTCACCTAATTCTTGTTTATTTGCCATGTTAGTTTTAGATTTTTTAAACGGATTGGATCCAGTCAAATCTGTTATATTTCTTAGTGTAAATAGTGCATCTAATCGAACACCAACATGTTTATCATAAAGATCACTGTTGAATACTAAATATTCTTCTGTCATGCCTGCATATTTAGTAAAAAATTCACAAGCCAGTTGAATATTAGCATAAATTTGATCTCTAAATAATTCAACGTTAACCATTGGTGCACCAAGAGAATATAAAATTCTGTCAGTCAGTGCATCATATGAGTCCTGTTTGGTATTAAGATTTGTGGACAAAAAACTTGATATTGGAGAAAGTTGGCAGCTTACACTCATACAATTATTTAACAATCAAATTACAATTGTTATATTTTACCTATTACTAGTGTTAAATAGTTATATGATTTATTATCTATACAAAATAACAAATTTGATTAATAACAAATATTACATCGGTGTACATTCTACACATGATATAAATGACGGTTATATGGGTTCTGGCAAACTTTTAAGAAAAGCTATAAAAGCACACGGTATACGAAATTTTAAAAAAGAAATTTTAGAATATTTTGATTCACCAGAACAAATGTATGCTCGTGAATGTGAAGTTGTTAATACCACGCTAATAAATGACAACATGTGTTATAATTTAATATTAGGTGGCAAAGGAAATACAAAAAATATGTGCTGGGTTGAAGATTGCAATCTAAATAGATTTAAAGTTCATAAAAATGATACACGTATTGATAAATTATTTTTCAAATGTAGTTGTTATACACCAATAGATGCAGATGATGATACAATAGTATTTACATCACGTATAAATCCAGACGTAATATCAGGCAAACTAATACCCACAACAAAAAATATGGTTTGTGTTAAAAATGAAAACAATGAAATGTTTAGAGTGTGTAAGGATGATCCTCGATATCTATCAGGAGAATTAGTAGGTATAAATGCAGATAAATTAATTGTTACTGAACGTAGCACCGGTAAACGAATTAGAATCAATAAAAGTGAGTATAACAAAGATATACATGATACAAATTTCACTGGTAAAAGATTTGTAGTAAATGATAATGGTGATTCATTACTTATACCAATTAATGAACAAATACCTAATGGTTATAAATTTATAATGAATGGAAAGACAGTTGTGCGAGACGATAATAACAACACATTAGTTGTAAGTGTATCTGATCCACGGTTTCTATCAGGAGAATTAAAACATGTTTGTAAAGGTAAGATTAATGTTGTAGATGAGTTCGGAAATATACACCATGTCGATAAAACTCACCCTAATGTTATATCTGGTGTGTGGAAATTTATGCATGCTGGCAAAACAGCTGTTAAGGATAAATATGGAAATGTTTTTGAGTGTAGTACAAACGACCCTAAATTCTTATCAGGTGAATATGTTTCTGTAAATGCTGGTAAAGTTATTGTTAGAGACAATAATAACAACACACTTAAAGTGAGTGTATCTGACCCTCGTTATATATCTGGTGAATTAAAACATGTTGGATTCAGCAAGGGTACAGCAACGATGAGAGATAAATCCGGCAAAATTGTAAGAGTAAATAAAAATGAAATTAATGGTGCTGATCTAGTAGGAACCACTAAAGGTAGGGTCAGTATATGCAATATACACACTGGAGAAGTTATATGTGTACCAGTTGATGATCCACGGACAAAATCACCAGACTATAAATACTCAGTACAAGATAAAATTGCTATGTATCATCTAACCACCCACAAAAAAATATTAATTGAACGTAATGATATAATCAGCAAATACAATCAAGGATTTCAGTTTAAATATACAGCTTATAAATACGACAATAATAGCAATAACGCAACGCTTAAAACTGTATTGGAAAATGATAATGTATTTAATAGTGGGTGGAAGATTTTAGTTAATTATTTAAACAAACCAAAATTTGATTTATTGCGTAAATATAATTTACCATTTCCACCAGCACACATGTTTACTAAAGCAACACCGTATGAAAATATTATAAAGGGGATATATTAATTTAAATAACTTATTGGCTTGAGTTCACATGTTAAAGCCATTATCTTTTTCCTCCTATATTTCTAGCTACTAAATCCATATTATCTGTAAAAATCATATATCCGCTATATCCTGTTTGTTTACCAACTGAATAACATGTTTTTCTATATTTATAATCATGATCAGATGTACCTCTTTTTGCAACATCTATTGCATGACACATCTCATGTAATAATATCTCTACCAATTGAGTATTATCAAAAGCAGTTTCAAATACTATACTACTATTGATATATATGGTATTTGAATTTTCATCACACCAACCCCTAGTTGAATCATCTAATTGTGGATTGAATTTAAATTTCCAACCCAGTTGTGATAAAGTTTTACCTTTCAATTCTTTGAATTTGAAATTCAAATATTTTTGAGCTGCTTGTTTAATAATAGCTATTCGTTGTTTTAAATCATCAATCATTTATTTCTTTTTTGCAACATTAATATCAAGTCGTCTTAAATCGTTCATTGTCAAGAAATACCCCATACTCTGATTTGATATAAAATAAAACTGTGTATTATCTATTTTTGACACACCTTGATCTTTTTTTAATTCTGGTACAAATTTTTCACCATATTTTTCAATCATTGAATTAAACCTATCAATGAAATGTTCAGTTACAATAAATCCTGTTTTATCATCACTTACTGATATAATACCGCTTGTTTGATTACCATATTCATCATAACTAATTGTATCACTGTTAATAATATCTGGTGTTGGGTTTGTCCAACTCAAACACCCACATAAACAACAACACAATAAAATACTACTCACCAGCCTGTTTACGTATTTCATCTAAATCACCTTTCTTTTGAGCATCCTGAATAATCAAAGTATGTTTATCAATTTCTTCTTGCAATTTACGATTTTTTTCATAATCAGTAAGATCTGTGTTCATACTTTTATTTTTTAGATACGCAGTAAAATTAGTAAGTATTTCTATAATTGCCGTAACACAAGATGCTATAATAGTTGATAACATACAAATATTTAAATTTAATCTCAGAATTTTAACCGGAAATTTAAAAAGGATATGGAAAAAATTAAATTGTTTGTAAGTCAGTATCCGGAATTTGTTAATGTGGCGGATGCAATTGAATCTATTGAAACATTAGATGGAATTAAACAACAAAAAATTATTAAAGCAATTGAATGTTTAATTTCATACATTGAGAAAAATCAATCACAAGGTATAGCTGATTATATTGATAGTTTAAAAATCAAAAAGCAACACCATATTTCAGAAATATCAGATATAACAGGTGTTAATGTTAATGAACAACCTTGTGTAAATGCTTTAGAAGTTGCTTTAAAACATAAAACATATAAAGAAGCAGCTCATGTTATTAATGACATAATGTGTGTTAAAAATATCAAAACACAAATTACAATTTTGTCAATGATTCAATAAAAGGAAAAATATGGATATTACTCAGTTAGCTATAACTATGGTCAAAAATAACCCGAAATGGGTGAAGAAAATAGAATCTATTTCAGGACAACCAGTTGACTATACGTTTAAATGCGTTAATGAATTTTTAGATCAATTGCATAAGGGTCCAGGAATTAAAACCGCTACAGATAAATTAGCAACTTTTAGATCTAATTACGAATTAGTAATGGGTCTTGGATGTTTTAAAGATTATGAAGCTCAGATATTAGCTGCTGATATATCTGGGTTTAATTTAGCAGAAGTTGTTCAACATTTTAGAATGAATTTAAAATGGGATACAAATATTGATGAAATATCATCAATTTATGAACAATTAGTGCCCAAGTTTAAAGAGGTTGCTAAAAAAGCAGGATTGATAAAAGATGATGACTTAATGGAAGTTGAAAATTCAGGTATACCAAATTTCGGCGGTAAACCTGGTTCAAGAGATGGTTCAATGACACCTCCACCTTGGAAAACTCAACCATCAACAAATATGACATTCAACAGAAACATTTCTAGCTAATTAAAGCTAGGATAAAAAAGAAAGAAAAGGAAAGAAAATGACAGAAGGAGATAATAATAGTATTGGAACATGGGGTGCATTAGTCGGTGTTATCGGTGGTGCAGCTCTCGGTTATTGGGCGGGTCGTTCAAACGGCCCTTGTGGGTTTGGACCAGGTTTTGGCCCTGGAATAGTACCAGGTTATGGATATGGTGCAGGTGTAGCAACTGAGTACAATATCAATAATAACTTCGATCAATTCGAAGCTGGCAAAACACAGGCTAAATTATATGCTGGTTTAGATTATGCAGGCCAAGCAATTGCTGCAACTCGCCAAGATATATCAGGTCTAGCAAGTCAAATGAATGCTAACTTCCAACGTCTGGAAGATCGTCAGTTCGATATGATGTTAGCTGAAAATACTGCATTGAAAGGTGAACTTAATACTGCTCGCACAGTATTACCAATTACCAATCAAATGACTTGCATGAATTCAACAATCAATCAAATTGATCGTGCATTTATGCCTGGTTATGTAAGATCAGTACCGCTCTGCAATAGCTGCTACTCTTGCAGATGCTCAGCTTAATAAATACATAAGCTAACTGACATAAAGAGAGCATGATTTAAAATCATGCTCTTTCCTTTTAATTACATATTGTCTGGAATTGTTGGTTGTGTTTCTCCTCCACCTGTATCAGCTGCTCCACCAGCTTCAGGTGCTGCAGCTCCTCCAAATCCTTCAGGAGCTCCTCCAGCTAATCCACCTAAATCACCAACAGGTCCAGCTCCTCCCATTCCACTACCAGCAGCACCTTCAATACCACCAGCAGCAACTGCTTGAGCTGTCCTCCATTCAGGACCAGCATTGGTTATTTGAGCTAATTCCCATTCAAATGCTTTATCTTTTCTTAACCATTCTCTATTGGCTTTAATCATTTCATCAGTCCAACCTAAATATTTTTTAGCTGCTAGTGATGGTGATATTTGTTGTGTTTGAATAGCATCTCCAAAGTTCTTCATTTTAAGTTCCATTCTCTGTGATTCTCTCAAATCATAGAAATTTGTTGGAACATTCATTTTCAATCTAAAATATTGTTCTTTAATTTTTAATTTATCCCAAATACCTCTCAATTGAAGATGTGTTATAAATGTAGACTTAATTGAATTTGAAATACCTCTTTGAATACGAACAATAAAATTAGCAAATTTTAATTCCTCTTTTAATAATTCTTGTGGTGATACTTGTTGTGTTGATTCTTTATTAAGTCTATTTGTTGGAACTTTTAAAGCTTCATATAATTTCTTCTGAAAGTATAAAAGATCTTCCAATTTATCTAGTGAGTTGCCACCTTGAAGCTTTTCCACAGTAGTGCCTGTAGAACCTGTTCTAATTGGAAACCAAAAATCATCTAACATTGATTGTGGGTCAAATTTGGTATATAATCCGTTTTGATCAACATCAAACGTTTTCTTTGACCAGAATTGATGCATTAATTTTTTAACATATGCTTCAGCATCTGGAGTTGACATATTACCAACATCAACTTTAAAAACCAATCTTTCAGGGGCTCTTGCTAATCGATAAATAACAATACTATCTTCAATAAGTGTTAATTGTCTGTATGCTTTACGAGCATTTTCAATAAATGGCAATCTATATGTTTTATCTTGATTCCAAATACCACTATTAATATATGTTACTTGATTTTTATCAATTGGAACATATTCAATTTTTTCAACTTTAGTTGGATCATTTGGGTCTAATTTCGGTTTTTGTAAAATATAACCTTTAATGTTATAATTTTGTACGTTATCATATGTAGGTTCAATTAATTCTGAAGGCAATGGTAATACACCTAAAATACCTAATTCAGGATGTTCTTCTGAAATAATATGCTCATAATAAACCTCACCTTCAGTTAGTAATTTTCTACCAAGAATCCAGCCTTCATCTTCAAAATTAAAAATTTGAATGAATTTTTTAAATTCTTCTTCAAGAGTTTTTGACATTTGAGGTGTAATTTTGTCACTCTCAATAATATCAAGCTTAAAAATATTACCATCAATATCAATGTTTATTAATTCATCACAAATCTCATCTAATGCATTGGCAACTTCTGAATATGCTGCCATTACACGATAATCTCGAATTCGAGCAGCTTTATCTGGTTGAATATTTGCATATGTGGTGTTTGAATTATAGCCATTTACATATCCTTGAAGTGTATCATTTCTATCTTGACCATACAAAATAGAATGATTAAGCAATACATCAGTTCGTCTAACACCTGTATCATTGAATGCTTTATAATTCGGATTAAGTTCATCAATATCAGGTGTTAATTCTAATTCTTTATATGGAATTAAACTTTGTAATGATTTTATAAATTTGTTAGATATGAAATGTGGTTTAGCCATGTGGACTTATAGAAATATTTAAATATTTTAAATGCGCCAAGAGAATTTTCACTTTGAACTACGAGATAATACAGATGCACTTGCAACTGCACTTAATGATATTATTATAAAACGTTTCAAAGATGATTCCAGAACCAATATTGAAAAGAAAATAAATGTTCGATTTGTATATGGTCCTAAAAAACGTATACTATATGATATTATAAATGCTGCAAAAGCAACTACACTGCCTGTTGTAGCTTTAGATTTAAAAGGATTTTCTCACGATACATCACGCATTTTTAATAAAAATGGTGAATTTTTTGATACTGTGATATCAGGTGATAATTGTGCACAATACCTAACACCAACACCCATTAAACTAAATTATGGCATAACAATAATCACAAGATATAGAACTGATATTGAACAAATAATTTCAAATATCATACCTCATTGTAATCCATATTTTGTAATAAGTATTAAAGTTCCACCGGAATTTAAATTATTAAAAGATCAAGAAATACGAGAAATTGTAACTTGGAGTGGAAATATCAATATTGAGCATCCTGACCCTATTAATAAAGATGCAAAAAGCATTTATACTGCAACAACCGATTTTACAGTAAACGGTTGGTTGTTTAAACCAGAACAACCAGCAGCTAAACCAATATATGAAATAGATGCTAATTTTACTGATAATCTAGTAGAAGATTGGGATGATGTAGGCAATATTCACGTTGAGAGTTATCCGTTTATTGATTATGTGTGTGTTAATGGTATACCGCAGACAACTCTTAATCCAGAATTTATTCCAGGCATTTCAAACATTAAAGATATGTATATATCAAAAGAAATATTTGATATCTCATCAGAATTAACAGCACCGACAGTTTCATTAATTGGCAATGGATTGAATCACGATAATACATATGTATTAAATGGTAGTACATACGTATTAAAAAAATTAGGTGAATATAAAAAATTTGATCTTAAAAATATAAGCACAAATAGAACACCAAAAACAATAATTAGAAAAGGTATTTTAGGTTTAGATATTACAAATAATATTGAATTTACAAGAGAGAATATTGCTCAATTCAAATTATTTGATAACCTAGATGTTGGTACATATACAATTACAACATTTAATGAATCAGGTGTAAGCAATGTAATTACATTTAATATTGTCTAATGTATTCGTTTTAAAAAATATTCAGGCAAAATATCTTTATATTGATGTATTAATCTAATAATACTTCCATCCAATATATATGTATCACACCAATCATCTTTTGTTCTCACACCTCTACCGCAAGCTTGTATTAGTGTACTAAACATTTGACTTACATACCACCGTTGATCTATGGAAGCTAATTTCTTTATTCTATCATTACCAAGAGGCAACCAAGGTACTTTAACAATTATTTGAAATCTTGCTAGGTCATCTTTAAGATCAACACCATGTGTTAGTGAAGGACTCACTAGTATAGAATTTTTACATTGTTCATGTACATTCATAATAGCTTCATTAGATATTTTATCTGTTCTGACTAACAATCTATCTGATGAATAATTAGCTTTAATAAAATCAGCAATATATTGAGTATGTGTATGTATTATACCTCGTTTATCTTTGTAATGTTCACATATAGTTTTAATCATATCAACTATGCTTGGAAGCATTTGTTTTAAATTATTATAATTTAGTTTAATTTTATCAGATATATAAATAGGTGCTTTTTTAGGATCAAACACACTTTTCACTTCAATAAATTTATAATTATCAATACCTAATGTTTTAGCAAATGTTTCCGGATCAATAATAGTTGCACTCATCAACACCACTGTTTTAGCATTTTTAAAAATTAATTCAGCATGTTTTTTAATATATGTGGGTGTAAATACCCACACTTTTGTGTGTATTTCATGAGTTAAAATATAATCACTATATTTCCAACAATTTTGAACTAGTTCTATTTTTTCATCTAATTTCTGAGCAGCTACATACTTATCTCTAATACTTTTATCACTTTTTAATTTTGATTTATTATTATCAATCCAATCTTTAACTTGACAACCAATATCATCAACCCAATCAAGCATAGTTTCAGTTGTTGGAAATGTTTTTAATGAGATATTAAACTGCTTATGTAATAACTCTGTATCAATTTTCAATGTTCCATATTCAACTAATTTTGCTTCTAATTCTGATGCTTCATCACATATAATCACATCTCGTTTGTTTAAACAATTTTCTAATGAAAAATACTGTTCATAATTTAGAGCAGTTATACGAGATTGCATAGCACGTTTTTTCTGATAATAATATGGACAAGCATCATTAGCCAAACACTGTGATTTCATTTGTAAATTATCTAAACACATACCAATATCACACGTCATATCAGCTTTATCCATTTTACATTTAAAGTTTTGTTTGCCTTTACAAAGCTTAATATCACTAAATGTTTCTTGATATTGATCTTGTAGCTGTTTAGTAACTGTTAAAATAAATGCACCATTATTACTAGATATATCATTAAATGCATAATCATCAATTGCTTCTTTAAATTCTTCACTATGATCATCTGTTTTATTTGCAATGCATTTTGCTATAAATGATTTTCCTGTTCCCGTTGGAGCTGCGACGATAATATATCTAACGTGACTGTTTAATGCTTGTGACGCTTTTGTTAAAATATCTACTTGATGTGGTAGTGGAGTATAATTATCTGGAAAATATGTTAGTAAATTCACTTTATGCAAATATGAGGTTAACTATCTTATTAAAGAACGGGTGTTTATTGTCTAAATTAACAGCTAGAACAGCAAGTTTTAATTCATTATTATATTCTCCAGGGTGAGAATTACATAACGTTTCAATAGTATAATCTAATTCAAATGTATTATCTTGTTTGCTTAATTTATACGGTATCGGAATTTCTAATGATTTAATACGAGCATTTTCATCATTATAACTAAATACGATAAAATTCTCTTTATGTGAAATCAGTCGGAGTTGACCTGTTTTGTACTCAACATCATCAACATATATTACAAATTGCTTTAAAAAATAATCATACAACTGTTCAATTTTACATTGCATATTTTAATTGTAACCTTTCTCTATTCAAAATCAAGCTCTTGTATTTCTTGCTTCCACATATCTTCAAGTTTTAATATTTTATATGAATCTAAATATTGTTTTTTCTCTTTAGCTTTGTTACATAATTCAGTATATTTTTCTGATGTAATTGACCATATTGGCATTTTTAATAGATACTCATATGAATTATCAATTTTTACAATTCTTGTAATTTGAGATATTTGATTATTAATTTCTTCTAATGTTTTGCGTTTGAGTATTATATCACCATTAATTACTGCTTTTATAAAAAGGCATCTTGATACAATTACATTTAATTCATTTGCATATTTAGTGATATTATATATTTTGCGCTTATTATAATATTCAAGACGAACTTTAATATACTCATCTATAATTTCAAATACAGAACTATAGACTTTCACTTTACCTGTTGGATCAATACAAGTATAATTTTCTGTCTCAGATATTCTTAGTTTTAAAAATTCGATAATCTGCATTGGATTACTAAGAAATTCCTGATATATCTGAGATGATACCTTTACTTCAAATAATATCACATCAGTTTTAGTATCACACTTATCAACATATTTTACTATCTTTTTATCCTCAACTAATTTATCTAATATCGAAACATATTTCAAATATTCCATTCCAATTGGTAATTCGTCAATAATAATTGTTTTATTTTCAAGACGAACATGTCCATATATATCAAAAACTCCTTGTTCTCGTTGAACAACTTTACCTTTGAATCCTTTCCAATATGGTAAAAGTTCATTATTGCAATTTTGCCCAATCAATTTTCGGTTAATATATTTGATTAAATCTGCAGGATTTCTTGGAAGAATATTTTGAGCAAAGCCAACAGATAACCCAACACTACCATTAACCAAAATCATTGGAAGAATAGGTACATAAAATTTTGGTTCAATCTTTTGATCGTCTGAATATTGTTGCTCTAATACTGCTACATCTTCAACATTAAACAGTTTATTTACATATGACTCTTTACATGTAAAAATATACCTTGGAGCAGCTGCTTCAGGAATAATTCTATTACCAAACTGACCATCTGCTTTTAATAAAGGAATATTATTACTTCCAACATACCTTTGAGCTAAACCAACAATAACACCAACTAGTGAATTACTACCATGATGATAGTCTGTAAATTCAGCTGCTCTATTTGATAATGCTTCTACTTTTTTAGGCTTGTCTTGTTTATTATCTTCTATACAGGTGTATAATACTTTTCTAGCTGATACCTTCAAACCATCAACCACATTTGCTATCTTTCGATACACATCATAACTAGCAAATGAAATATATTCATTATCACAAAATTGCTGTATTGTTTTTTCTTCCATATTTAACAATCAAAAATTACATTACCAGATTTAGTTGAAAACCAGATACATTCATTTTCAAAGATATCTCGTGTTATCAATTTTAAATAATTAACATCATTTTGTTCCCATGCTTCTTGCCATGTATAATAAGCAGGTGACTGATATCTTATCACACCAACAACATAATCACATTTAGTTTGTAATTGCAATGTTTTAACAATTCTATATGCTTCATCAAATTGTTTACCAAATACATAATTTTCAGCATTAAGATATGTTTCTTTTGAATATGGCAATACTCTCATTTTTACAGAAATATGTTTACCATCTTTAATCAAATCAACTCCTCCATCTTTACCATCCAAATCAAAATTCGGTTTCGATGTAAACCAAGAAACATAATATACACACTCTACCATTTTACCCATTAAAATACTAAATGGATTATCTGATGTATATTCACCTTTATTATCAATAATTGCTTGCTTGGTGTGTTGATAACATTCATTGAAATATTGGTCGATTGCCTGTTCTATGAAACTATTGTGCATATTTTAAACCATCTCCAAATCTAATGTGTAATTTTGTATAAATTCTTTTCGTTTGTCTGTTTCTTTTGTCGATAACCACCAGTTGAAATATTGTTCAGCTTGTTCATCTAATACAAACGGTTGTATCAAACTATCAATACCTTGAATATCAATAATAGCTTGCAATTCTTCTTTTTTCCAACTACCTAACCCTTTATAATATTTTACTCTGTAGTTATTTGCATTATTATAGTTTTTAAATTCATTTAAATTAAAAAACCATTTTACAGGTTTATCTTTTTTATCATAACACACAACCAATGGTGTTACCAGTCTAACAATTCGATTATCATCAAACAATTTTCGTAGATATTTATAGCAAATACCAAGAAAAATAAATGCTATGTGATGTCCATCCGCATCGCAGTCAGTGGCGACCACTAACCGATTGCAATTTATATTGTTATTTTGTGTGCCTAATTGAAATCCTAATATTTGACTTAATTCTTTCAATTCTACATTAGCTGCTACTTTCTGTAACGAACAATCAAATACATTAAGCATAACACCTTTTAATGCATAATATCCAATACCTTGTCTACCTAATACAGATGATATACCCCCAACAGCAGAAAATCCTTCAGCAACAATTAAATCTTTTAGTTCACCAATTGGTGGAAAATATTTTTCAGATTTAATCTTTTTAGTTTGTTTAACCTTTAAATCTTTCTTTAATTTCAATTCTTCTTTAATTGTAAATGCATCAATCACAGGAGCAATAATAGCTTCATTTTTATAAACATCTTTTACAATTTTATCATAATCTACTCCATTCTCATTAAGAAAAGCATTAATTTCAGCATTTGAATTGGTTAGATTTTCTTTTGTTTGTGAATCAAATTTAAGATTTTTAAAATGTTTAAAGAAAACAATTAATGATAGCCTATGTTTAATATCCTTACATTTTCTTTGCAATTTTTCTCTTAAACCACCTACAATATTATTTGTAATTAAATCAATATGATTGCCACCATTAATTAGCTTAATACCATTTACATATGAATAAAATTTAAAATCATCTTGTTCATTTGGTATCACACCAATTAGGACATTATTAAAATCATAAACTAAAGCATTTTCATTAAACAATTTAATAAATGCTTTATTATTAATTTTTATTTTATTGTCATTAAACCAAAATGTTATTTCAGGAAAACAAATTGCAAGATTTAATACTCTCTGATAAAGTAAATCAATATGAACTTGGTCAAACCCTTCTATACCAAATTTTTCAAAATCTGGTTCAAAATATACTTCAGTGCCAGTTTTCTTATTCTTTTTATTTTTAATATCACAATGACTTTCAGAAAGATTATTTTTTGTTGTAAGTGTACCTGAATGTGTTTCTGTATTTGTTTTTACTGAAAATAATTTACTAAAACAATTCACACAAAAACTACCAACACCATTCATACCAACTGTTTCTCTTTTTGAATCATCTCCAAAATTTGCACCAGCTCTAGCATTATTAAAAGCTAACTCTAATTGAGATACTCCATCTACTGTAGATGTACATGGTACACCTCTTCCATTGTCAATGAATTTAGCAGATGTTTTATTGATATTGATTTTGATTTCATTACCAAATTCAAAATTTGTTCTAATAGCTTCATCAATACAATTATCTAAAAT